GTGAAGCTCTCTGTGCTGGAGCTGATGCGGGTCATTCCCGCAGAAAATTTACCGGTTTCGTTAATTGAATTTACAAGGTTTTGCTGTAAATTCCTAGACTCAGCAGCGGCCTTAGCGCCGCCCTTAGCCATAAGGGTGTGGAAGACTGATATTTCTCGCTGTAGCTGTCGAATAGAAGCTAAGGCTTGTGTAGTATCAACACCTATACCTATATTAGCTTGAATATCAGCCATCCACTAGCACCCCTAGTTATATTGTTAGTTCATAAGATTGGTGACTTCTCCAAGGTTAACCCCGGAAGCCTCTTCTACAATCTTATAAACAGTTGGAAGGTCAATATTGTCTTCCAATGCCTTTATATCGCCAGCCAACTCTGGGTTGTACTGTTTCATAGCGATCTGTACACACTCCATGAGCAGGCTCATAGACTTGTCATTATCTGTTGCCACTTCTGCGATACCCTCGAACTTTTTCATAAACGGACGAAGAAGCGAAATTTTTAGAGGACGCACCTTAATCGTTGTTCCGTCAATGAGAGTAAGTTCTTTCTCTTCATTTACTACAGTAGCCATTTGTTTCCTTTCATACCTGAATAATCGGTATATTAATTATAACACAGCAGGTCTTATTTTGTACGTAGATCCTCGTAACCAAGGCCTGCTCCAACGCCAAAACCTGCTTGCTGGGCTTTTATTCCCTGGAAAGAAACGATGTCGTTTGCGTCAGAGGCCTGGCCGCCACTAAACACTCTGGCCTTCAGTTGTTCCCAAGCATTGCTATCTGCTTTTCCAGATTGCTTATCTAAGTCTACACCCTGAATGGCTGCCAAGAATTTCTTTTCTTGATAATCAGAATCTCTTTTAGAAGATATTGTTGCTAATAGTTCTGGCATAGATAGGGATGTTTCAAGCTCTTCGTAGTCTTTCCAGATACCCAGCAAAAATACCTCTGCCTCTAGTTCTGCAAGATCTAATGTCTCCCAGGTTGTTCCACTTTCAGTAGCTTGCTTTTTTACTGGCTCTTCTGATTCCTGATTAACCTTAATACCAGCGGCAATGTCGAGGGCCTTGTACACACCCTTTAGATCAAGCAGGTCTTCCAAGTCTTCGATTGTTTTTATTTCTGGGAACTGTGATTTAAATATTACCAGGGCACAGTGAGAAAGAACAGCAATAGAGTCATCATCTGTTTTTGCATGTTTAATTAGATCGAAGTAATCCATAAACTCTCTAAGATACTTAATCTTTAATGGTGTAAGGTAAACCTCTCTATCATCTATAAGAGTTACATACCCAGATTCATATACTTTTGTTGCCATAGTATAAGTGTACCAAAAATAATAATGCCCAGGCCAAAAAGCCTGGGCACTACTATTGTCTTAATTATATTAGGACTGAGCCAATGCTGGGATGGTGCGATCTACGATCTTACCATATGAACCAACAGTGTCGTTGGGGAGTAGACGGAACGAAACTTCGAACATCGTAGCTTCGTCGCGCTTTGCTGATACTGTAACGTTCTCAATTGAGAGAGCACGGTATGCAACGTAGACACGCTCCAGCTCGCTACCCCGAGCACAGTCTCCTGTGCCTGGACCAACTGCAACCAGACCACGCTCAACAGGACATTCACCGATAATACCGGATGAAATGTTGAGAGTAAGGTCGTAGCTATTGCCTGCGCCACGTGCTGTGAGATCTGTGCTGGGTGCAGCAATTGCAAACAACAAGTTCTCTAGTGTGGCCTCGGCAAAGGCAGTATTTAGGTTTACCTGCATGCCCTGCTTGTAGAGCTTGGCAACGTCGAGGAGTTGGTCAACCTGAACCTCACCAAAGTCTGGCTGGAACGCGAGTTCCAAACCATTCATGGTGTATCCAACATTACGGAAATCCGCATCGTCTGACAGAGTGTCTTTAAAAGACTCGTCATCGACATATGTTGGTAGATCAGCGTCGGACAAAACTCCCGCTTCGTAGGTAAACAGAGCGGCAGCACCAACAATAATGTTGGCGTTAGTACCACGTGAATATGCCATATTTTTTCACCTCTTCTTTTCTGTAGAAATTAGTAGGCGCGTTTCCTCGTTATAAGTATATCACCTGTTTTATAAAATTTAATATTTGCGTTCTGGGTCTACTCTTCTTGGAGCAGACTTGTGCCAGTCGTATTCAATAATCATTTTATTTCCAGCATAGGTTCTTGCGGTACCAAAATCAATAATGTCTCTTGATTCTTCTAACTGATATAGCTTGGTTTCGTGGAAATATGGCAAGAAGAAGTCTTTATCGAAGAACTTTACCGTGTCGTGGGCTATGCCAACCTTTGCTCCAGCACTAACTACAGAGTCTGCAGAATCTACTCCAGCTTTGACATAAGAAAACTGATTTGTTATAGCATTTATGCTTGATATTTCAAACGTACCATTCATTGATCCTAACACGTCAGATACGACGACTGTGTCTCCAACATTAAACCCATGACGTGCTGATGTTGTTAGGGTGACTACGTTAGAAGTTCTTTCTTTTCTTGTGACAGTAATGGCTTCTCTGGTTGTTGGAGTTCCAGCAGAAGATACTAACTTCCCCGCAATCCAGGCATTGAGATCAGATGCGGACTCATCTCCGTTATCTAATAAGTCTTGGACAAGCTGCACGGTCTCAATTAAAGCGTCGATACCGCCACTCGTCTTGTAGAAATAATAAAGAACCTGCTCGCTTCTAATGTGTGGAAAAGGCTTTCTACGCATTCTAAACATTCTGTCATATACCGCAAAAGGCTCGTCCGCAGATTCTGGAAACTCTTCTGTGAATGTGTCGATTGTGGTTGGCTGTGTTGGGAAGAACTTCATAAGATCAGAGGCGAAGTAGTTTGATAAAGATGCGGGGATCTTTTCTGCCAAATAATTGTTAATGAATACTGGTGGGTAATCTATAGCCATTATCTAGCCTCCCTTGCCGCTATCCATCGATAGCCAACATCATACCCGACTGACCTACCCCCGGCTTTGGCTCTTGGTAAATTTTGTTTAAACTGAATAGGGTTACGAAGAATATCTGCAATCCCACTGGCTTTAAGAAAAGACTGTTTCCAGTAAGAATTAAAGAACGAATCGACTATTCTTTGGAACCCACCGTTAGCTTCGCTACCACCGGGATTGCTTACATCTATGGGAAGCTTGGTGAATACCTGCTCTCCAGCATCATTAAAGGAAAGAACGCTTGAGACCTTTGCCTTAATCCTAACAGGAATGCCTTCTTCTATAATACGTGCTTTATCGTAAAATGGTGTAGTCGAACCATTCTTTACAGAAACTGACTGCCTGAAAGTTGACCTAAGCGTTAGGCCTCCCCCAGATGTCGTGTATTCTATATCAAAGAGTCTGGACGCTGCATTACCGGACTGTTGCCACTCGTATACGTGATGTAGAACAGCCTGGTTAGTCCTAGCATTAGAATCAATAAAGCTCTCTAGTATTTCTTTAGTCTTTGCACCAATAGTCTCTAGAAGCTGTTTCTTACCTGCCTGGGCTCCATCCATAAAGCCATTTGCATATTGGACTATGGAGTCCATCTCTTTCATGAAATCTGTTGTCTTAAACTTTACCTTAATCATACTTCAGTCCCCTGGTTTTCTGATCTACGCAAAATTATGCGATAATATTGCACGGTACCAAAAGGACCCACATGAGGGGTAACTGTGGCAATCTCAAAAATAGTTGACTGCCCTTTACGGGTACCAGACGTTTCTAAGTAGATCTCTTTACAGTGTCTATCTTTAATATTAGAAATAATAACATTAGTCATTGAGGAAAGCTTGTCGTCGGTTGTTATTCTTGGATCTGTTTTAATTCTTCCCATCAAAAGCGACTCCATAGAGATATCTACATTTGGAGTTAGTCCTTCTTTAAACTTTGATCCTGCTGGTGCAAGGCTGCAGTAAACAGTGGTGTCTCTGGACCATTTTTTTACAGCACTGCCATAGGCAGACTGTGTAACTTCTGGATAGAAGATATCTGCTTGCAATGGGTACAATGGATCATTAGAGCCACATGCCATTATAGAACTCCAAGAGTAGTAATAGACTTATAATACTTAGAAAGTATTTTGTCTACAATAATGTTTCCTGTCCCCTCGAAAACCATCTTGTCAAAGCTTAGCTTGAACTGATCTGTGTTATATGAAGAAATATAGCGCTCGTAGTATTCTAGTTTTCCGCAGGCAATGTCGTCCGTAAGCAGCTCTGCTGCCCTGATTATGTCTGATGGAATGTTTGGGTGTCCAACTTCTAAAACAATCTTATAGTCGAATGTTCTTGGAAATCCGTTATAGGTATATTTAGTATCTAGAAGGTCTGATCCACCAGCTGGCATCACAAGCTGTGCACCCTCGAGTCGGTTTACAAGCTCTGATGTGATTTGTGTGATTGCTGTATTATCGTCAGTGATTCCGAAGGCGTAAGTATAAAGTGATGGATTGTCTGCATCATAAATTAGAACATTGTTTTCGTAAAGCCTTAGCAGTCGTCTAGCGTCTACCCATAGGGGAATATAGTCTGAGCCGAGGCCAGTAGTCTCAATGACTTTCTTCTTAAAGTAGAATCCTTCTGCAATGGCTGAATCAATAATTGCCCTTGCCAACTCTTCGCTTTTAGCGTATGCTGCAATATCCGTTGCTGTGTCTGCCTTTGTTGTAGCGTCAACATATGGCCTTACCACATCAACGTAGTGATCTGTGCCATCTACGGTAATCTTGTAGGAGCTGTCATATAATGATGACAGGGGAATTGTAACAGATGCTGTGGCACTAGAGGTTACCGTTCCAGTTGTAGTCGAGGAATCCGTTAGATCAGTAAGCGTATAAGCATAGCTAGTATCCGCAGCCGTCACTAGAATGACAGCCTGAATAGTATTGGAGGGGATCCTCAAAATTTCCATAGTTATTTACCAAACTCCCGTGCAAGTTCTTCTGGTGTCACTATACGAACATGATCTCGTTTTAGCCACTGTTTTGAAACTGCTTCAGATACGATGTTGTATCCTTTTTCAACCTTGCCCACCCCAGGCCAAACAACGTTTCTTGTTGAATGTATTGCAACATCCGCTGTCTTGCTTTGTGTAGTTATTTTTTCTTTGTGATGAGCTTCAGCTGGTTTGTCAGTAATTCCGATTGCCCCAGTTTTTATTTGGCCAATAGAACTATCTGCTTTTTGTGCTGGTTTCTTTGTTGTCTTTTTTACGGTAATAATGTTGTCATTAGGCTCTGTACCCATGTTTCCTCCTGAGTTATATGTTAAACTTCGTAGTTCTAATTATAACAGATAATAATAAAGGGGCAAAGGCATAAAGCCCTTGCCCCTCTATTGGGTATTAAATTATAGATTAGGAATCAGCTGCTGCATCAGCAAATGCAATAGCGTCTTCTTCTTCCCACTGAATACCGAAACGAACGAATACGGTGTATTCAATCGTGTCCTTTTTAGCAACATACTCGCGGTTAACGGTAATGTCGCGCTGGAAACCCCATACACGGTTAGATGGGAATGTCAAGTCGACAAAGCCATCTGGGTAGTAAGGAACTTCCTGAACATCGATACCAAGAACACGGGTAGTGCGAGCAGTCCCAAGGGTCTGTCCAACACCATCCAAGTAGTCCTGACGGTTAGCCTGAGTACTTCCTGGAACCTGTCCAGCAAATGCTTCAGCAACAGCGTCAGCGAGCGTACCGTTGTTCTTTACGATGCCCTGGAAGGCATCGGTACCAGCGTAGAACTTAAGGTTGTTCTTCAATGCACGGTACTTGCGGGGCATAGCAGTAAGGATACCCTGCATAACACCAGTAGTCCAAGCATCGTCAGCAACCGTAGCAACGAACTCGTGTGCATCACCGTTGGTCTTTGTTTTGTTAACAAAGCCGTCCATGATGGAGAGGAAGTTTCCGGTTGCACCGTCACCATTAATGGCGAGGTCTTCGATGTCATTCGCAAAAGCGTTTGTCATCAAACGAACCAGGTGGTCTTCCAGACCAGCACCTTCGACGTTGTCTTCAAGGCCTTCAGCACTGACCTCCCAGTCAAGACGGATCTTCTTTGTAGTAAGTTCCACCTTGGAGAAGGTTGCACCTGTGTTGGTGTAGTCACCAACACCCTGAGAAGCCGCACGAATAACGCGCTCACCTACGTTAACTTTTTCAAGTTCCATAGTGTTGGCACGCATAGTTACGCGACGACCATCTTTGGCGAGAACAGTACCATCCCAAACGTAGTCGATAAAACGACGTGCTTGCTCTGGACGGAGAATACCGCTTGCTGCATCACCCGAAGGATTCACGGCATTTGGACCTGTTGTTACACCAAATTCAGCGGTAGGAATGTTGCCCAGTGTGTTTGCACCAGGAGTACTTACTCCGCCAATACCACCAGATGCAAAGGCACCCTCAGCGTTATAGCGCCCAGAGTCAGCTGCTGCAGCATCTGGATTATTCTTTTTAATCTCTTCCGACATATTGTCACCTCCTAAGTGATTTTTTAGTCTTATTTAAATAAGTCGGCAGTTTTGAGGAAACGACCGCCCCATAGGGATTTTTCAACCATTTCTGGCTGTTCCTGCACGATCTCGCCTAGATCGCCAGACTTGCGGAAAGCTGTGTCGTGCTCTACAGCATCAACACGCTTACCAAATTCATCAAACTGGCCCTTAGCTTCTGCAACTTCGTTCTTTGTAGCTGCTAGCTCTTCGGATACACCAGTAATTGACTTGTTTAATGCATTAACCTGCTCGTGAAGAGACTTAACGGTTTCTGCAAGATCGCTAAAGGCTGATGAGAGGACATCCTTAATGTCAGCTACTGCGTCAACAACAGCAACATCGTCGGACTTGGCTACCTCTTCTTCTGCCTCGACAGCATCGGCCTTTTCAACCTCAGCGTCAATGGCGTCGGCCTTTTCAGCCTCAGCCTCAACAGCCTCAGCCTCTTCAACTTCAGCTTCAGCGGCATCAACGGGAGCTGCTTCTTCGGCAACTTCCTCTTCCACAACTTCTTCAGTTTCGGCATCTGCCTCTGGAGCGACCTCTACCTCTTCAACGATTTCATCAGATTTCTCTGTGATTTCTTCTGTTGTTTCAGTCATAGGATTTACCTCCTCTGTCATCTTAGAAAGATTCATGCCTTTAGCACTATCAACTAAGAACTTAATCATGTCAGTTTTTTCGGCATCTGTTTTTTCCACAAAGCCGATATTTTTCATTGACGAACCTGACACTGGGTGATTCTCGGATTCATTATCAGACAGTATGACCAGCCCAGAGTCTGAATCCCAGAACACGTTTTCCAAATCAGCGACCCCGTCGCCCTTAAGGACGTCGTTGTCGTCTAACTTTTCAATTGAAAGAATGTTGGCAAACTGATTTGCAGGGGAATCTACAAGAGAAAGTTCTACCAAGTCATATTCTTTAATAACACGAACTTGTGTGTCGACTTTCTCGTCATATGCATCGTCCCACTTTAACATTTTACCGCCAATTGAAAAACCTGTGTATGTACCATCCAAGACCTTTTCCCAGGTATCTTGAGCACCCTTAGAAACATACGCAGAAACATAGACACCACTATAGAATTTCTTAGTCTCGGGATCAAAGTACTTGTCCTGTTTGAATGAGACCATCTTCCCTACTGCTGAGGGCTGGTGCATTTCTCTAATGTTCCCGCGAAATCTTGAAAAAGCATCTAGCGATGCTTCAGTAGTAACAATATCATTTTGCTTGTCTACGTTGTCTAGCGTAGCAAAGCCAGAGACCATTCGCCTGTCTTTATCGACTTTTGCGAACGGCATTGATAGGCGAACGACATCGCCTTCTGTATCCCAATGGGCTTTGATAATAGTCATACTAACTCCATTATATAACCTTTTTATAACATTGCTAAAAAAAACAACATTATTCTGAAGCAGAGCCTTCACCCTGTGGATTGCGACCATTAATGGTTGCTTCTCCATCAGATTGATTATTTGTTCTCTCTGCGTCCCGTGCTCTATTCTGAGCTGTGTTTGCCCTCATGTCAGTTGCCTGACGAGAGGACATTTCAAACGGATCGTCTCCGTCTGGTCTTTGTGGCAGGCCAAGTTCTTGGCGAGCTTCGTTGGGGGTCATAACTTGAGTCTTGACATACCGCTCAATAATCTGAGACTGTGCAATCTCATCGGTTAGGGTTAGTTCGTTAAACTTTAGCTCGAGGATATCTGTGCGCTCTTTGATTACACGATTAAGAATTTTCTCAATATTCTTTTGTGCTGGTCTCGCCACCTGCTCTTTGAACGTCCTATCCTGAGCGAGGGCAGAGGCAATGGCTGAAGAGTCTCCGCCACCAATTTTAGACAAAGGAACTTGGTGGGCAATCAGAATGTCATCACGATTTTGTTTACGATACTCTTTGAACGATGCTTCTTGTACACCATTCTCAATTGGCTCCATCTTAAACTCAACCTTGTTGTTTTCTGTATCTCCAGGTAGTGGAATATACAGAGTACGATGAGACTGCCCTTTAAGACTTGTCTGCAAGAACCTAAACATTTTATCTTCTGCGTCAGGGGATAGCTTTGCACCCTTAAGGGTTACAATGTAGCGAGGTACGCCCTTGTTGCCAAAGTAGTCAATGTTATATTGTGATGCTAATTGATCTCCGTGCAATGAGGCAACGGCAGACATAATGTCTGGTACGCCATAGAATGTGTTTAATGGTGAGTATTCTTTATAGTGAATAATTTCATTAGGTCGTGCATCTGTTGTAATTGGGTTTTGATTCTTTGCCCCGAAGTTTCTAAAGTAAACAACCTTGTTTCCAATTATTTGAACGTACCCGTCACGCAATCTGCGCACTCGCATTGTAGTTGATGGAATGTGCCCAATGTAGCCAATCTCTCCCTTAGTTGTTCTGCCAATTTCTAAATAACCATTTCCTGTAGCCTGAACGTCTGTATAAAATTTACTGAGTGTTTCTGTAAATGACTCGTCGTCATTCAGTGTTTCGATCCATGCACGCAACTCAATCTTTGCACGCTCAATACGATTACGAGCACGCTTTACTGCTTCTTGGTTGTCATTTGTCTCAAGACGTAGCATGGTGCTTTCTGAAACGTGAAAGTCATAACCGAGTCCGACAATGTTCTCTACCTTGGCATCAATAGCTGCGTGGTTTGCGAAAGAAGTATCATAGTAGTTTGCTAGTTCGTAAAGGTTCCAAGGAGGGGTAATGACATCAAACATACCGTATCCATTACGGAAGACATCTCCTGGATTAATCTCTTTAGACCGTGCTCCATCTTGTCCAGACTGGAATGTCCTAGCATTTGAAAGGTACTGGTCTGTTGGTGGCATCTGCATTGCCTTAGCCATCCTTGTAGAACGACGTTTAAAGTTAAGATCTAGACTTGAAAAGTTTTTAAGATCATCCCAGCTTTTAATGAATGGGTCTTGCTTCTTAAAAATATCTTCTTCTTTTTCAAATTCTGGAACATTTGCGTGAACAATATATTCTGACACTATCCTTCATCACCCCACTGGTTAAGTGTATTCTTAGCGGCAATGACAGCCCCCAAGTCATTCATGTTTGGAAGCAACCCCTGCTTCATTCTATCTAGCTGCTCGCTGTGCTCTTCTTCAGAAATCTTTTTCATGTTAGGATAAAACTTTGCTGTACCGTCTGGCTGTCCCCAGTATTTGGCGGCAGCTTGTAATTCCTGAACACGAGACACATCACCATTCATAGACTCAATAGAAAGGGCGTTACCTTCACCATCAGTAAAGGCTTTCCCATTTGGCTTATGCCAAACATAGGTTCCGTAGTTAGAAAATTTCTCTTCGATAACCTTTACTTTTGTATCACCGACTTGACCAGGAAAACGTGGTTTTGGTTGTTTCATAACCACAAGTATACCATACTATGCTGAATCTAGGATTTGCCTGTTCCACTTTAAGGCACTAAAGGTACTATACTGGTAGTTATTTAGTCTAAATACCGAACCACTTTCAACAACCAGCCTGTCTGTGCCAGTATATTGCTTGTAGATCTTTGCTGGATCAACCACCACAGGATCTGTCTCTGTCAGGAACAAGACTTCGCTCCACAGAGAACTGTCCCAATCATCCCAGTCTAACGGATTATCTGGTGCCGATCTAACAGCAAACCACTTCCTGAAGGCATACTGTGCCGCCTCGTCCGCCTCTGTTGTTTGATAGTAGGAAAAACTGTTGAACAGGATAGGATTAGTAACCCTGAATGCCCCAGCAAAATTAGCAAAGCTGATCGGGGTATCAAATGATACGCCTAGCATGGACCAGGAATTTGAGTAAATAACTGGACTCTTAACTACGCGACCATTAAGATAGTAGGAAATTCCCTGCTGCAATGATCCAGTTGTGCTATTAATGGCAAAGATTCTTCCACGATTTTGATATTCGCTTTCTGATATAAGATAAAACTTAATAACTTCTCCAGAATGAACAATTTCAAAAATTTGCACCGCCGATATTGGGAATGTGGGTTCGTCATATTTTAGGGCTATTTGTAATGCACTAATTTTAAAGAATGATGACGCATTCTGATTAATTGGAATAGAAAGCCCACGATTTCCATACGAAGTATAGCTATCCCTAATCCTTATCCCACTTGTCGATGTGTTGTATAGATATGGAGTACTTCCCTTATAAATGCTAAATGGGCTCACATTCTTATAATCTATAGCTGTCCCATTTTTTCTGTATGGAATGATGTCAGCCCCGAAGCGTGTTCCAATTCTTTTTGGAGATGGCCCCATGACTTGAGAAGATAGGCGCAAAGATCTAATGGTTAGTGGGTTAGAGATAATCCCCTCAACGTTTAGCTCAGCATGCAGATTAATAGAGAGCTGATTAAAGTCTACTCCTGGTGGCGGGTATATAATAGTGTCATCAAGCACTTCGTATTTTTTGTTAAGCCAATCTGTTCCTGGAGAAACTACACCAGTTTTGGGCAGGGCTACCGGAGTCCCAAAAGATGATGACTGGGTGTTGGCTCCAGATGCTATATACTGAAAAGACACATATGTTTTAACTGGAGATCCTGTGGTGTCAAAATTATTGCCAGAAAAATTATTAAGTTTTGGATAGTCAATATTTAGCTGTAAGAAATCTAGGCTAAGCTTTTTCTCGTTTTTGCTATCTAGAACATATCCTCCAAAATAGCTAAGTGGAATGTAGTCTTCCCAATATGAGTCAACAGCGATGTCTAGAGTATAGCTTCCAAAGTTTATCTTAGGTATTAATGTATAGCTAGCATTATGAGTCTCTTTGTTTGCCGCCGGGAAGTCGTATGGATCTCCGCCGTCCAAGACTGAAGACCAGTATGATGGCGGTGGGATAATTGCATCGCCAGCTGCATCAATATCGTCTCCAAAATA